TTGGTTTTTAACGATCGTTTTGGATCTTCCTTAACAGAAGATCCTGATGATCGAATGGAACCATTCGTGATTGGTCTGTTTGGCCAACCCGGAATGGGAAAATCCTCTCGTCTTAACGAGATAATTTCTCATTTCCAAAAATATTTCCCTTTACTTCCCCGAAACCAATTAGTGTACCAACGTACTTGTCATGTGGATCATTGGGATGGATACAATGGACAACCCATAACCGTTTTTGACGATTTGGGTCAAGCGACAGATGGTTCTGATATAAAAGAATTTCAGACCCTTGTCTCTTGTTGTCCTTATGTCCTCCCTATGGCTGATTTGAGTGAGAAAGGACAAAAGTTCAATTCTCCTATAATCATTGCCACATCCAACTTGAAGTACGGCATGTCTCTTCCTTCTACTTACGGAAAGAATAACCCTATTATTGAGGATAGTTCCTTCTGGAGACGCTTTCATTTTCCATTACTTGTGGAGTACCAACAACTTTATCAGTTGAAGGAAATACCCACTTGGATTAAGAAAGAGAATCTCCTTATGAAGAAGAACATTCCTAACAAGCTTTATAATAAGCTTAATGATGGGATGTATTTTATGCGTAAACCTGATTTTGACCCTGAAGGGGGTTCAGAGAATTGGAAACCTTTTAAAGGATTTTCACTTCTCCAAAATCAATTTAAAAAAAGGAAGAAATACCATGAAAACATTCGCAACACCTGGAAACAAATTGTATTAGCCGAAGAAAAGAGTTCAAATGTTGATTCCTTGAAAAGTCTTTTGTCAGACTCTGGAATCAATGAATCTACAGGTTTTCCTCTTCCGAGAGGTGAACCGGTGATTCAAACTTTGGAATTTCCTTCGTACCCACCACAAAACCCTTTACCTGTCAGAGTAGAACCAATTAAGGAACCACTCAAGGTTAGGACTATTACGGCAGGTGTTGGTGATACATTTTGTTTGAAACCCTTACAACGGGCAATGTGGAAAGCTCTTGGAGAAGAGCCCCAATTTTGCCTTACCCACGGAACGAATCGTTTGGATTCGGCTATCGATGCCATTTACAAACGTTCGAATAGTGGAGATCTTTGGATTTCAGGTGATTATTC